CATTGAACAATGGAAAGACTGGAGTCCTGATTCGGTGATCATTGAGAAGAAAGCCTCGGGCGCTCCGTTGATCTATGAGCTTCGTGCCATGGGCATCCCAGTGCAAGAATACACACCCGTGCGAGGAAACGATAAAATTTCACGGCTTAATTCGGTTTCAGACCTTTTTGCATCGGGTCGAGTATGGGCGCCAGGCTCCCGTTGGGCTGATGAAGTCATTGATGAGGTTGCCTCATTTCCTGCGGGAGAGCATGATGACTACGTTGACGCCTGCTCCCTAGCCTTGATGAGGTTTAGAAAGGGCGGGTTTATCCGTACACTACTGGATGAAGAAGACGAGCCACCCAGTTTTCGACGAAAAATTGAGTCGTACTATTAAGGAAAAGCCATGTCGATTGAAAAATCACTAAATCCAGCCCCTGAGGGGATTGAATCCATAATTGAGGGTTTGGGAGAGCCAGACTTAGAGATTGAGATTGAAGATCCCGAGAGCGTTCGGATCAAAATGGGTGAGATGGAGATTGAATTAGAGCCCGGCGACGAAACAGACGAGGACTTTAATGCCAATCTTGCCGAATTAATGGGCGATGAAGAGCTCGCCCTTATTGCCTCCGAGCTTATTGGTGACTTTGATGAGGATGTAGCAGCTCGAAAAGATTGGATTCAAACCTATGTAGATGGTTTGGAGCTTTTGGGCATGAAGCTTGAAGAACGTGCGGAGCCTTGGGAGGGGGCGTGTGGCGTTTACCACCCTCTTTTATCCGAAGCGTTGGTGAAATTCCAGTCTGAAACTATGATGTCCACGTTTCCTGCAGCCGGCCCTGTTAAAACTCAGATCATCGGCAAAGAAACCCCAGGAAAAAAAGACGCCGCCAAGCGTGTTCAGCAGGATATGAACTATCAGCTTACGGATGTAATGAAAGAGTACCGTCCAGAGCACGAAAGAATGCTTTGGGGTTTGGGTCTTTCAGGAAACGCCTTTAAGAAAATCTACTTTGATCCTAATTTAGACCGCCAAGCCTCGATCTTTGTGCCCTCAGAGGACATGGTTGTTCCTTATGGCGCCTCTGATCTTGAATCTGCTGAGCGTGTAACGCATGTAATGCGCAAAACAGACAATGAGCTGCGCAAACTTCAAGTGGCCGGATTTTATCGAGACATTGATCTTGGTGAGCCTAATAACACGCTGGATGAAGTTGAGAAAAAGATTGCTGAAAAGCTTGGGTTTAAGGCAACCAGTGATTCCCGGTACAAATTACTTGAAATGCACGTTAATTTGGACCTCCCAGGGTTTGAACATCAAGATAAAGATGGGATGGATACAGGGATTGCGCTGCCTTATGTGGTAACGCTTGAAAAGGGCTCCTCGCAAATTCTTTCTATCCGCCGAAACTGGCAGCCTGATGACGAAACGTATGCAAAACGACAGCACTTCGTACATTACGGTTACGTTCCTGGGTTTGGGTTTTATTGTTTTGGCCTCATTCATTTAATTGGAGCGTTTGCCAAGTCAGGCACCTCGATTATTCGGCAATTGGTAGATGCCGGGACCCTTGCTAACTTACCCGGCGGATTTAAGGCTCGTGGCCTTAGAGTTAAAGGTGATGACACGCCAATTGCTCCAGGTGAGTTTAGGGATGTGGATGTGCCGAGCGGATCAATCAAAGACAATCTTATGCCGCTTCCCTATAAGGAGCCGAGCAACACGTTGTTCCAGCTCTTTAACACGATTGTGCAAGAGGGGCGCAGATTTGCTAACACGGCAGATCTTCAAATCTCCGACATGTCCTCCCAGGCACCCGTAGGAACAACTTTAGCTATTTTAGAGCGAACGCTTAAAACCATGAGTGCTGTCCAGGCTCGTGTGCATTACTCGATGAAGCAAGAGCTGGGGTTGTTGAAAGAAATTATTGCAGCCTACACGCCCGATGAGTATTCGTATGAACCGGTTGAGGGTCATCGCTATGCCAAGCGCAGCGATTATGACGATGTGGATGTCATTCCGGTGTCCGATCCAAATGCTTCGACCATGGCTCAGAAGATTGTTCAGTACCAGGCGGTCTTCCAGCTGGCCCAGCAAGCACCCAATCTATTTAATATGCCGCTCCTTTATCGGCAGATGTTGGATGTGATTGGAATCAAAGAGGCCGAGAAGTTGGTTCCGATGGATGAAGATCAAAAGCCCACCGATCCAATTAGTGAGAATCAAAACGTCCTTAAGGGTAAACCAGTTAAGGCGTTTGACTACCAAGATCATCGGGCGCATATCACAGTGCACATGGCTGCTATGCAAGACCCAATGATCCAGCAATTGCTACAAAACAATCCCATGGCCCAACAGATGCAGGCGGCCATGATGAGTCATATTAATGATCACCTGGGGATGGAGTACAGAAAACAGATTGAATTGCAGCTTGGATTTAATCTGCCAGTCAATAAGGATGAGTCCGGTGACGATGTGCATATTAATCCGGAAGTTGAGGCCAGGCTTTCGCCGCTTCTGGCTCAGGCAGCCCAAAGATTGTTGCAACAAAACAGCCAGCAAGTGGCTCAGCAAGAAGCCCAGAAGGCAGCACAAGACCCGGTGGTTCAAATGCAGCAGGCAGAGCTGGCCATTAAACAGGCTGAGCAACAGAGAAAAGCAGCAAAAGACCAGGTCGATGCAGAGCTTAGAATGAAGCAACAACAAATTGAAGCCGGCCGCATTATTTCGCAGGCTGAGCTTGAGCGACAAAAATTAGAAGCTAATCAGAAGATGGAGTCATTGCGGCTTGCAGCTGAAATGAGAGACGGCCGAGAGAGAGAAATTATGCGCCTTGGTGCAGATGTGGCTAAACAACTTTCCTCGCAAGTTCATCAAAAAGAAATGCAAAAACCAAAGGGAAATTAAATGGATTCACTTGACGTTGTTGTCCAACAAACGGACGAAAAGGTAAGTCAACTCAAAAATTATCTGGCCGACGGAAGGTGCGAGGATTTTGAGGATTACAAAAAAACTTGTGGTGAGATTCGGGGTCTGCTCATCGCCAGGGGGTACGCATTAGATCTCAAACAAAACTTGGAGAGTTCGGATGACTGACATACTTATCGGCACAAACCCCGATAACCCAGCAGTAGTAGGATCCATCAACATAGGGGCAACCAACGAAGAAAAAGCTAAACAGCTGCCTCGACCATCTGGGTACCGCATTTTATGTGCAATACCTAATATCGAAAAGGAATATGACAGCGGAATCGTCAAAGCCGATACGACTGTTCATTTTGAAGAGCTGCTTACCACCGTTCTTTGGGTGGTTGAGTTGGGGCCTGATTGTTACAAAGATGCGTCCCGTTTTCCGAGCGGCCCATGGTGCAAGAAAGGCGACTTTGTTTTGGTTCGCCCAAACTCAGGCACCAGGGTCATAATCCACGGCCAAGAATTTAGGTTAATTAACGACGACTCAATTGAGGCTGTTGTTGACGAACCTCGTGGCATTCGACGTAAATAACAGGAGGACAAAATGCCTGAATTTGAAAAAGATGAATTTAAGTTCCCCGACGAACAAAAAGAGTTGAGTGTTCGGATGGACAAATCCGAAGATGATGACTTTGAGTTGGAAATTGAAGACGATACACCTCCAGAGGACCGTGGCCGAGAGCCATTGCCGACCTCATTAAAAGAGGAGTTGGAGAAAGATGATCTTGAAGATTATGACGACGAGGTCAAACAAAAGCTTAAGCAGATGCGCAAGGTCTATCACGACGAGCGCCGGGAAAAAGAACGGGCCTCTCGTGAACAACAAGAGGCAATTGTTTTAGCTCAAAAGCTTATGGAAGAAAACAAGCGTATGAAGAATATGCTTGACGTTGGCGGCAAAGAATACGCCACCACTCTTCAGACAGCTGCCCAGCTCCAGCTCGAAAACGCTCGGCGTTCTTATAAAGAAGCCTACGATTCGGGTGATTCAGACAGTATTCTTACGGCACAAGAAAAACTTAATGATGCTACTCATAGAGTGCGCCAAGCTGAAAATTTTCGGATGCCCGCTTTACAAGAAGAAAATTATGTAGTACAAAATGCACATCAGGCCCCAGAAGCCCCATCAAATCCAAAACTGGAAGCGTGGCAAAAGCGCAATCCATGGTACGGAGAAGATGATGAAATGACTGCGACAGCTCTAGGTTTACATGAAAAGCTTAGAAAGTCAGGTCAGGTGGAAATAGGGTCCGATGATTATTATGCGATTTTGGACAGAACAATTCGCAAGCGATTCCCCGAACAGTTTGAAGAGGAGTCGCCATCAACGGCAAGAACTGAAACTCGCACAAGACCGAGTACGGTGGTAGCCCCAGCGGTTAGAAGCACGGCCCCAAAACGGATTAAGTTAAAGGCCAGCCAGGTCAATCTGGCAAGAAAGTTGGGATTAACAGCGCATCAG